GCCTGTGAAATGGCGCAGTGCGCCGTGCGTGCGCTGAACAACGCTCTGCGCTCCTTCACCGAATACACCGACACGCTCGCCCGAAGCATCCGCGACGACGAGGAGCGCTGCGATCACTATGAGGACATCCTCGGCACCTATCTCGTTCAGCTCAGCGCCCGCAAAATGGGCGTGGACGAGAGCGAGGAGGCCACCGAGCTTTTGAAGTCCATCGGGGACTTTGAGCGCATTTCCGACCATGCCGTGAACATTCTCGAATCCGCCGAGGAGCTGCGCGGCAAGTCGCTCGCCTTCTCCGCCGCCGCCGCGCGCGAATACGACGTGCTCGCCGCCGCCATCGGGGAGATCCTCGACCTCTCCCTGCGCGCCTTTGAGCGGCAGGACGTCGCCATCGCCGAGCTGGTCGAGCCGCTCGAGCAGGTCATCGACACGCTCAAGGAGCAGATGCGCACGCGCCACATCCTGCGGATGCAGCAGGGGCATTGCAGCATCGAAGCCGGCTTCGTCTGGTCCGATCTGCTCACGAACCTCGAGCGCACCTCCGACCACTGTTCCAACATCGCCGGCTGTGTCATCGACGCCGCGCAGCACAATCTCAATCTGCACGAAACGCTTCGCGCGGCGCACAGCGACATCCGAACCGCACTTGCAGGGAAAGAAACAGCAGGCGCTGCGGCAACTGTGCAGGGCAACCTCGACGACCACGAGGCCGATACCACGAAGCACGTCACAGCAGCGGAGCGGACGGACTGGAACGCAAAGAGCGGGAAGGCTGTTTCCTTCACGGTGACGCTGGCGGCCGCCAGCTGGAGCAGCAAAGCGCAGACGGTGAGCAATGCGAACATCCTGACGGGCGCGTATGCGTATGTGGTGTCGCCCGCACCGGCCAGCTTCGGCGCGTACAGCGAGGCGATCATCTACGCGGACAATGTGACGCAGGCAGGCAAGATGACCTTCCACTGCAGCCAGACGCCGACGGCAGCATTGACGGTGAACATCACAAGAATTGAGGTGAGAGCATGAACGGATTAGTCTTCAACATGGTAGGCGGCGGAGGCGGCGGTGTGAAGCTGGTGTCGATCGCCATTACAACGCCGCCAGCAAAAACGACCTATGTCTCCGGAGAGACCTTCAATCCGGCAGGAATGGTCGTCACGGCGACATATTCCAACGGCGCCACGCTCAAGGCAACCGGATACAGCTTCAGCCCGGACACGGCACTGACGGACGGCACGACGAGCGTCACCATCGAGTACACGGAAGGCGGCGTGACGAAGACGGCGGAGCAGGCCATCACGGTCGTGCACCGGCTGACGAAGATCGAGATCACGGCGCAGCCGACGAAGAAGGTCTATGAGTACGGCGACAGCTTCCAGAGCACGGGCATGGTAGTGAAGGCCACATATTCCGACGGCGCCACGGCCAACGTGACCGGCTACAGCTGCAGCCCGACGCTGCTTAGCACGGTCGGTACGCAGACGATCACGGTGAGCTACACGGAAAACGGCGTGACGAAGACGGCGACGACGAGCGTGACGGTGAACCGAAAGACGATCTCTGCGGTGCCGAGCCAGAGCGGGACGCTGACCTACACGGGAAGCAGCCAGTCCCCGTCCTGGAGCAACTACAGCACGACGCAGCTGACCATCGGCGGCACGACATCCGGCACGAACGCGGGAAGCTACACGGCAACCTTCACGCCGAAGAGCAATTACCGCTGGGCAGACGGCACGACGACGGCGAAGAGCGTGAGCTGGAGCATCGGGAAGGCAGCGGGGAGCCTCAGCATCTCCCCTACCAGCATGACGCTGGATACCACGACGAAGAGCAAGACCATCACGGTGACGCGCAGCGGCAACGGCACGATCAGCGCCGTGAGCAGCAACACAGCGGCGGCGACGGTGAGCGTATCGGGCAACACGGTGACGGTGACGGGCAAGGCCAACGGCAGCGCGACGATCACCATCAGCGTGGCGGCGGGAACGAACTACACCGCACCGGCGAACAAGACCTGCGCGGTGACGGTGAGCTTCCTGAAGGACAACTTCGCGGACAACGACTGGGCTTCCATCATCGCGGCGTGCCATTCGGGCAGCGTGCCGAGCACATGGGTGGTGGGCAACAGCAAGACGATGACCATCAATGGCGCGAGCTATCAGGTGGACATCATCGGCAAGAACCACGACACCTACGCATCCGGCGGGAAGGCACCGCTGACCTTCCAGCTGCACGACTGCTACGCCGACACAAAGGCTATGAACAGCTCGAACACGAACTCCGGCGGCTGGAAGAACAGCGCAATGCGCACGACGCATCTGCCTGCGATTCTGGCGCTGATGCCGACAGAGGTACAGAACGGCATCCGCGAGGTGAGCAAGAAGGCATCCGTGGGCGGCGCAAGCTCGACGATCGAGACGGTGTCGGACAAGCTGTTTTTGCTCAGCGAGGTTGAAATCTTCGGCTCGACCAGCTACTCGGCGGCAGGCGAAGGCACGCAGTACGATTACTATAAGGCGGGCAACAGCAAGGTCAAGAAGCGGAACGGCTCTGCAGCCAACTGGTGGGAGCGCTCGCCGAATGCCAGCAACTCCACGGGTTTCTGCCTGGTCAACAGCGACGGCAACGCGAGCGGTAGCAACGCCAGCCGTGCCAGTGGCGTGGCCTTCGGCTTCTGCTTTTAATCCAGAATCCGGAAAGCCGAGATTTCAAAACGAAGAAAGCTCTGCCTCCGGCCAGCAGCCTGTGCGCTGCGGGCAGGAGGCGGCAAGAAAGGACGAGACGGTATGTCGGTCTACAAATCCAAACGGAGCGAAAGCAGCATGCAGTTCGTGGACACGGCGAAGAAGCTGGAAGCGTTCACACTCAGCTGCTGCATGAAGGCACCGAAGCGGTACACGTTCTTCCTCACGTCGCGCATCATGCAGCTGGCCAGCGACGTGCATGAGCACGCGACAGCGGCCAACAACATCTGGCCGACGAATCAGCACGAGGCGCAGATGCGCCGGGACGAGCTGACACGCGCAAACATTGCACTGCAGAATCTCGACCCGAAGCTGCAGCTACTGTACGAGGCGGCCCGGCAGAACCCGGAAGGGTGCAAATGGATTGGGAAGGCCATGGAGCAGTGGGGTGCGATGATCGCGGAGGAAGCGAAGCTGCTGGCAGCTGTCCGGAAGAAAGACCGGCAGCGGTACAAGGATTTGCCGGACGGGCCTGCCGGAGTTTCGGAAGAATAGACAACATGGGTTAAGCTCTGTTTTTGTTGCCGTCGGCTCTGCAGCCAACTGGTGGGAGCGCTCGCCGAATGCCAGCAACTCCACGAATTTCTGCCTGGTCAACAGCAACGGCAACGCGAACAATAACAACGCCAGCAATGCCAATGGCGTGGCCTTCGGATTCTGCACAGCACGGTCTGACGCAGTAACCGCCGGAAGGCGGCGAAGCAGTACCTATGCAGAAGGAGAGCTTATTCCCGGCAAAAGCCAAAACAATCCGCCGGTGCAGACGGCTGGACGCTGCTTGCATGGCAGGCCGATGTGCGCGGGCCTGTTTCATAGCCGGACTGCCACGAGGGTAGAACGCGCACCCGACAATCATCCCTTACGGCGGGTGCCCGAACGGGCAAGGAGAAGAACCATACATGACAAGCGAAGAGCGAAAAGAGGGCCGGTATCAAAGACGCCGCGCCGGGCGGGAAGCAAAACGCCGGGCCAGGAGCGAAGCGTGCGGCAGCTTTGAGCAGGTATTCAGTTACGAGAACCTATACAAAGCGGGGCTGGCGTGCTGCAAGGGCGTGCGCTGGAAGTGCTCGACGCAGCGGTATCTGGCGAGTTTGTCTGAGAACACGGCCAGGACGCGGAAGGCACTGATGGACGGAACGTGGAAGACGATGGGGTTCCATGAGTTTGACATCATGGAGCGCGGAAAGCTGCGGCACATCCGGAGCGTCCACATCTCAGAGCGCGTGGTGCAGCGGTGCTTATGCGACAATGCGCTGGTGCCGCTGTTCTCATCGGCCTTCATATACGACAACGCAGCGAGTCTGAAGGGCAAGGGAATTGACTTTGCCATGGACAGAATGAACCGGCATCTGCAGCGGCATTACCGGAAGCATGGGATGCAGGGCGGCATCCTGGTGTTCGACTTCACGGACTATTTCAACTCCGCACCGCAGGAACCGATTCATCGGGAGAACCGGCGCAGGCTCTACGACGAGCGAGTCCGGGAGCGGGCAGAGAGCTTCATGGCGGACTTCGGCGAGCGAGGCTTCGGACTGGGCAGCCAGGTGAGCCAGATCGACGCGCTGATGCTGGGAAACGGCCTTGACCATTTCATCAAAGAGTAGCTGCACATCCGGGGCTACGGCCGGTACATGGACGACGGGTATCTCATCTGCGAGGACGTCCGGTATCTGGAGGAATGCGCCGCACGCATCCGGCAATACTGCGCCGGTATCGGGCTGCAGCTGAGCGAGAGGAAAACGCGCATCCTGCCGATCAGGCAGGGCGTGCGGTTTCTGAAAACAAAGTTCAAGCTGACGCAGACCGGCGGCGTCATTCGGAAGGTGCAGCGCAAAAGCACCAGAAAGATGCGGCAGAAGCTGCGGAAGTTCCGGCGGTGGGTAGATGACGGGCGCATGACGGAAGAAGACGTGCGCACGTCGTATGAGAGCTGGAAGGGCCACATGCGACGGGGAAACAGCTGGAAGGTGCTGCGGAAGACGGACAAGCTGTATCGAAAGCTGTTCGGGGAGAAAGGAGACCATCAATGTACGAAATTCGGAAGGACGGGGGCGTGATTGCACTGACGGAAGCCCCTGATTATATCCGCAGGCATCCGGACGGGTTCTGGCTGCTATGCGGAGAGGATGAGGCCGAAGGCGTGGCCGTGGGCGGAACGCCCATGCTGCTGTCGCAGATCATCCTGGTAAAACGCGACACCGGAACATTCCTGCAGGAAAACCAGGCGGCAAGCGCCATCGCATTTGTCACACTGGCTGAGAACGGAAGTATCGACGGCGTGACGGCCGGTGAACACGCGGAGCTGTTCAGCCCATGGAAATACCCGGTGGCCTACACTGTGGGGCAGATCAGGGAGCGCAGCGGCAAGCTCTACAAATGCCTGAAGGCGCACACCTCGCAGGCGGGCTGGAAACCGGAGGACAGCCCGTCGCTGTGGGTGGGCATCTCTGACCCGGCAGAGGAATGGCCGGAGTGGAGCCAGCCGGTGGGCAGCACGGATGCCTACGCCAAGGGCGCAAAAGTGAGCCGCAACGGCAAACACTGGACGAGCGATGTGGACGCGAACACGTGGGAGCCGGGCGTGTATGGATGGACAGAGGTGACGGCATGACGGAGACCATCGTGGTGGCCGTGCTGAGCCTTGCCGGTACGCTCATCGGGACATACCTGGCGAACCGGAAAAGCGCAGCACTCATTGCATACCGGCTGGAACAGCTGGAGCAGAAAGTAGCGAAGCACAACGGTTTGGTGGAGCGCACCTATCATCTGGAAGAAGCGGCTGCCGTCTTCGAAGAAAAGCTGAAGGTTGCAAACCATCGCATCGACGATTTGGAGCACGGAACATGAAGCAGCAGAAACGCACCAGCTTAAAGACGACCACAAAGCGGGCGCTTTGGTTCTGCCTGGGAAACGGCGTGGGCTGGGTGTGGTGCAGCTACATCCTGGCATACCTCGGAAAAGAGTCCATCGCCGAGAAGCTGAGCCAGACGGCCGTGACGGAGATCGTCGGCGTTGTCGCTCTGTACTGCCTGAAGAGTCTGTTTGAAAAGCGGAAGGGCTTCGGGGCAGTCGGAAAAAAGGAAGCAGAAGAAACCGATCAAGAAATCTGAAAGGAGATCACCATGAACATTACACCCATCATCGAAACAGTATTCGCGCTCATTGCGGCGGTCATTACCGCCATCGTCATCCCGTACATCCGCTCGAAAACAACAGCGCAGCAGCAGACGGAGATCAACGCCTGGGTGCGCATTGCGGTTAGCGCAGCGGAGCAGATTTATGTCGGCTCCGGGCGCGGCCAGGAGAAGAAGGCATACGTCATCAACTGGCTGGCGGAACACGGCGTCACGCTCGACGAGACGCGCCTGGACGCCATGATCGAAGCGGCAGTATATGACCTCAAAAAAGGGCTGCTTCCGGCAGGAGGTGACGCGCAGTGAGTATCCGCATCGGCCAGGCAAGCCTCGGAGAGACCGGCGGACGCGGGCAGAAGCCTGGCAACCAGACGGGCCGGGAGCTGAACTTCTCGTATTGGTACAACGGAAGCTGGCTGGGGATTCTTCGGTTCAAAGACCCGGCCATGTCGGAGCGGGCGGCGCAGGCCTGCGAAGACGGCGTACGGAACCGGAACATCGGCTATGACATGGACGGGCGCAACACGGCATACGCCGCTGCGGAGGCAGTAGACTTCGCGCTCGGCAAGATCAACAAGCCGGTTGAGACAGACTGCTCGGCATTTATGATGCTGTGCGCGATCTCGGCAGGCGCGACGGAGCTGAAGAAACTCTTCAGGCGCCAGGGCAACAGCTGCACGACTTACTGTATGCTGCACGACTGGCCGACGACCGGACAGTTCGAGATGCTGAGCGGGAAGAAGTTTTTGACGGACGACCGCTGGCTGCGGCGCGGCGACATCCTGGTATCCCAGGGACACACGGTAATGGCATTAGACGACGGAGAAATGGAGGACGAGAACATGGACAAGGATAGATTCGCAGAACTTTTTGGGCAGATGCGCAAAGACCTGCAGGACAACGACTGCAGCCAGTACAGCGAAGAAGCCCGGCAGTGGGCCACGGAAAAGGGCATCGTGCTCGGCGGCGGCACGCTGGAAGACGGCGAGCCGAACTATATGTGGCAGGACATGATGACGCGAGAACAGTTTGTGACGGTACTGTACCGGTTCGCAAAGCTCGCGGGCCTGGCGTGAGACGCACGGGAGGGGCCGGAGACGGCCCTTCCCGAAAACGCTATAAGGAGGCGATACGGTGCCATCCAATATTTTGAGCGCGGACACGGGTTTTCCACAGTTCACGAAAGAAACGTCCGACAAGGACAAGATCGAGCAGATCACGAGCTATCTCTATATGCTGCTGGAGCAGCTGCGGTATTCGTTCTGCAATCTGGACAAAGACAACTTCAATGAGACAGGCTTTGATGAGATCGTGAACATCATCACGGAGCCGGTATATGTGCAGCTAGAAAATGACGAGAAGCAGATTCTTGCGCTGCAGGTCACGGCAGAGGGCCTGGGTGCGAGGCTGGAAGATGCAGAAGGAAACATCACGTCCCTAACTGCGACGGCCAACAGCCTGACGACGCGCATCACGAACGCAGAAGGAGATGTTTCGTCGCTGCAGCAGACGGCGACAGCGCTGCAGAGCAGAATCACGACGCTGGACGGCAGCGTATCGTCTCTGACACAGACGGTCAACAGCATCACGCTGTCGGTCTCCAACGGAGAAAGCAGCAGCACGATCAAGCTCATGCGCGACGGCGTGGTGGTGTCCAGCAAGTCGATCAGCTTCAGCGGCATGGTCACGTTCTCAGATCTGTCTACAGCCGGGCAGACGACGATCAACGGCAGCAACATCACGACCGGCACGATCGACGCCATCGACATCTACGGCTGCACCATCGAAGGCAGCACCTTCCGAAGCATCCTGCAGTCGAACGGCATCTGGGGCGGCGAGATCGAGTTCTGCTATATGAACAGCAACTACACCGCAGGCGGTATCCGGCTGGACGCCAACGGAGCAGGCAGCCAGTATGAAAACCAGTACAGAATGTTCATCTACACGAACTATATTCGCGGCGTGTCGTTTGCCATGAAGCTGCAGTCGGCGGGCGGCATCTCCATCGAGGCGGACGACAATATTTACATCTACGGCAACAGCGGCGTGACGATCTCGTCGGGCGGGAATATCAAATTCTACGGCACGGTCTACATCAATGACTCGCCGCTGAGCACAAGCTGAAAGGAGCGCAGCATGAAAACAACACTCATCCGATGCGTCAACGCCTGCATGGCGGTGAACTATCTTTCGCAGATGGAATGGGACTACAAGACGGCCTTCACGCTGGCAAGACTGCGGCGGGCCTTGCAGCCCTCTGTGGACTTCTACATCCGCGAAGAGAATAAGCTGACGCAGGAGTTCGGGCAGCTCGACGAGAAAGGAAACGTTGCCTTCACGGAGCGCGGCACCTTCCTCTTCAAAGACCCGGCAGACGCACCGGAATATAACACGCGACGGTTTGAGCTGGCCAATGTCGAGACGGAGATCGACTGGAAACCGGCGGCGGTTCCGGAACCGCAGAAGATCAAGCCCATCCATCTTGAAGCGCTGGAGGGGTTCATCCGGTTCGGAGGTGACGACGCATGATCGGACTGCCGCCAATGGCAAACCAGGACGGTATCCAGAAATACAAGCAGACAAAGTTCGGCGGATACAACCACACGCTCGGCGCAGACAACGGCGACATCTGGGACATGAAAAATATGACGAGCGACTTCTATCCCCTGCTCGCACCCAGGCGCCCGCGTTGGAAGGTACGCACACTCACAAAACCGAACGGGTTCTACGCGCACGACGGGCTGTACTGGGTGGACGGAACGGGGTTCTACGCAGACGGAACGCTCAAGGGAACCGTCACGAACGGGAGAAAGAAGTTCGCGAGCCTGGGCGCGTACATCATCATCCTGCCGGACAAGAAGTATTATAACCGCCTGGCGGACGAGTTCGGCACGATGGAAGCGAGCTTCACCGGCAGCGCAAAGATTCAGGACGGAACCTACGCAGGCGAGGACGCAAAGGCCAACACGATCTATGCGTCCGGTGCGGCATGGGATTCTATCTTCAAGGTCGGAGACGCGGTGACGATCTCCGGCGCAGTGAAGCATGAGAGCAACAACAAAACGCCGATCATCCGGGAAATCGACGGCGACTACCTCCGCTTCTATGAAAACACCTTCACGATCGGAAGCGGCGGGGACACGGAGACCTTGACCATCAAGAGAACCGTGCCGGATATGGACTTTCTATGTGAGAACGAGAACAGGCTCTGGGGCTGCAAGGAAGACACAATCTACGCCAGCAAACTCGGAGACATCTTCAACTGGAATGTATTTGACGGCGTGGCCACGGACAGCTACAGCGTAAATGTCGGCAGCGCTGGCGACTTCACGGCGTGCTGCAGCTACCTGGGTTATCCGTGCTTTTTCAAAGAAGAGCACATCTACAAGGTCTACGGAGACAAGCCGTCGAACTTCCAAGTGATGGGCAGCGCCTCTTTGGGCGTGGAAGCTGGCAGCGACGCATCCATTGCCATTGCCGGAGAGACGCTTTTCTACCTGGCCCGCACGGGCGTTGTCGCCTACTCCGGCGGCATCCCGCAGCAGGTGGGCGCAGCGTTCGGCACGCAGCGGTTCCGAAACGCCGTGGGCGGCAGCGACGGGACGAAGTATTACGTCTCGATGAAGGACGCAGATGACGCCTGGCATCTTTTTGCGTATGACACGCTGCGGGGCCTGTGGCACCGGGAAGATGCGCTGGAGGTTGTCGGCTGGGGCTGGAACGGGGAGCTGTATTTCCTGGCTACAGACGGAAGGCTTTTGCTGAACGGAAATGCCAGGACGGCGCCAGCCGCGGCGGTTCGGGGGACAGAGGGGTCCCGGGGGACGGGGGGGGGGGGGGTCTAAGGGGGCACCA